ACTAACTAGAACGTACCTTTAAAATATTTTTTTGCAATAGACTTAGAACTTTTTTTGGCTTTGTAACTGGGCTTGCCTCCCATTTTTGGTGCAACAATACCGCCTTTATTTAATTTTAATTTGTTTTTAGCAAATTCTAACGCTGGGTCGAGTATTGGACTTTTACCAAAACCCGCTGCTCCTATACCCTCAGTTGCAACAGCACCACCGCCTAAAATTTTAGCTGTTTTGCCTATCCCAGAGCCTTTTTTTGTGCCTTCGCCAGTTATTTTAGACATAACATCTGGATTATTTTTTAATTTTTCTGCAACGTCAGTTATTTTTTTATCATACTCAACTTTATCTTCTTTATATTTTTTAAAATTATCTTTATTTTTTTTTATACCATCTAAAATCATTTTAAAAAAACCTAACTTTGTTGGTTTTTCTGGTAAACTTGGAAGAGTAACTGTTATATCATCCACTTTTACTTTTTTAGCCATTATATGTACCTCTTGCTCCCTTTCATTTTTACAAATGTACTTGATTTATATTTTTTTCTTTTTCTTTTTGGTTTTTTAGATTTTACCATACCGCCTTTTTTCATCGAAACTTCTGGTATCTCGTCTTCTTTTTTCTTTTTCTTTTTCTTTTTATCTTTTTTATCTTCTTTTTCTTCTTCCTCAACTTTATCTTTTATTATATCTGCAAAGAAATCAAATAGCTCTTTCCCCTCTTTAGCTTCTTCTTTTATCAGACTTGGGTCCATTGCATATTGTGAGCCGAGGGTTGGTAATACCACATTACCAAAAAAACCAGACTGGTTTGGCACAAATTTTGAACCTGTAGACAAACTTTGTAAATATTGTGGGATTTGTCCCATCGTGCTTTGAGACAGTGCACTTATTCCTCTATTAAAAAGATTCGAGCCTTGACGAATTACATTTTGTCCAAATGGTGAGCTAATACCTCTTGCTGCCGCTCCAAGAGTTGCTATGCCCGCTGGTATTAATGGTGCAAAAAACATTACTGTCTATCCTTTATTTGTTGTTTGGCTATGTCAGCCATTGTCTTCTCTCTAGCGAGAGATTTGTTTGCTCTGCTTCTTAGGGCATCTCTTCTCTCGTTAGACTCAATTTTCTGTGTATCCAGAGCAATGTCAGATTCCGCTTTGGCTCTGTCCAACTGAAGTTTGGCTATGTCAATCTGTGCGTCTGCCGCTTCCTTCTGCTCTTTCATATTTAACTCACGCTGTCTGTCTTGTGCTCTCTGCTGTGAGTCCATAACTTTTCTATCTGCTTCTTGCTTCTTAATCGCTAAATCCTGCATTGCAATCTGAACTCTTGGGTCTTGCATCTGCTGTGCCTGTGCTGCCTGCTGTGCTGCCATCTGATTTTGTTGTGACATCTGCATTGCGGCTTGTGCCTGCATCTGTGCTACTTGATTCTCTACCTCTGGTGGCAGAGCTTCATAGGCTTCGTCTTTACCTGGATTTGCTCTATCGTATTCTGGTGCTGGTGGTAAATCCATACCCGTCATCGCAGCAACTTGTAATCTGTATTTATGAGCCATGTGCTCTTGAACGTGAGCTACGATATTGCCCGCTAACGCCTGTGCCACCTGTGGTGATTGGGGTGTCATTGTCGGGTCGCTTAACATTGCTTGGTGCACGGCAATGTGAGCATCGTGGTCTTGAGATGCATACGCCTTCACAGGTCTGCCATACATCATTGCATAGTTCTCTGTGACGGGGTCTTTTCTCTTAGCACCCATCTCTGGTAATAAAATCTCGTCTACGTTTTTAACATCGAGGGCTTCATACAATCTCTTGTATGCCTCCTTCATGTCGTGTATCTGTGGTGCCGCTGCTGCAGCCTGTAATTGTGTTTGAGCTAATAAAACTCTCTGTGCAGTAGAGAATATATTAGGGTCAGACACGGGTAGAATATCTACTCTGTCGTCAAAATCTTTTGAAAAGATAAATCTGTTGTCACCCGCTACGCTGTAGGGGTAGTAGTCTGGTAAGAAATCTTTGTTGATTCTTACGATAATCTTAAACTCTTCTCTCTGGGCTTTGTGTAGTCTCTTGTGTATTGAAGACATCACCTTGATACCCTGCTCTAATAACGCAATGGTTGTACCCACAGGTGCGTTGGCATTCATGTCTCCAGACTGTAAATCTGTGATGGCAGCTAGTCTTCTACCCTCTTGAGTCATAGAACCTAATAATGCAAACAGAGTTTGTGATGGCTCTTTAAAGGGTAGAGGCACGATAGACTTTCTGATGTCATCGCCATATCCCTCAACATCTCTAAACTCACCAAATCCAACAGGCTGTTCGCCTTCTACTCTCATTCCTCTGGCTTTGAAACCACCAGGCAAATTAGAAAACTGTCCAGCATCAACAAGAGAACGTAATATAGTTGTTACAGACTTCTGTAAGTTCCCTAAGAGGTGAACATAACCCATACCGTAAAAACCAAAACCAGGTAAAAACTTGTAATGTACAAAGTGCTGTATTCTTTTAAAATCTGGGTCGTCTGGTTTAAAGTTTTCTCTAATTGATAAAATATCTCTGGTCTCTTTGCAGATAGTGACGATGTAAGGACACGCAAAATCTTTCTCATAACCAGGAATATCTAAATCAACGTGCATCTCTAACAGAGTTAGTCTGCCGTCTTTCTGATAATTCTTAGATGGGGTAATACCCTCTATATCTTGTATCTTCTGTCTGATGTCGTTGGAGTCATCCTCCTCGGGATTCATGTCGATTTCTGTGTCACGATAGAAACCAGAGTATATTTTCTTTCGCAGTTCGTTTTGAGTCATGCGAATAATGTGGGTGTATCTCCCTGACGTTCTTAAATCGACAGTATTGTACGATACAACAAAATCTGTGATGGGAATAAAACGAGAGATGGGTCTCTTTAATATTTCATCGTAATAAATCTTTTTAAAACAGCTACCGACTATCGGTAAGTAAAATAACATCTGGTCAAAGTCATCGAAATACTCTTCCATTGTCTCGGTGACTTGATAATTTAAAAATTCTTTAACTCTGTTCGCCTGTTTGACAATATCATCGGTTTTCTCACCAATAATTTGTGTTTTAACGGGTCCGCCAGATGGAAATAACTCCTTAATAGCTTGAGATTGGAACTGAACGGCACCCTCAATCATCATTGGGTGATGTGCAGAGCAAGCTCCAGGGAAAGGATTCTGTGAATCTTCTAGTTTTAAGCCTAAAAGCTCCATTCCCTTCTTAATTGTCTCTTCGTAGTCTTTTCTAGACTGAACATCCGCCTCAAATGCAGCCAAAAGCTCGGATGAAATCATCTCTAAGCTCTCTTCATCGAGATTATCTGCTATATTGTCCGATAAAATCGGCTCTTCTTCGACAGTTCCCTCTGCAACGACAGTTATTTCCTGTTCTATTAGCGGGTCTACTGCACCTAGTGGTGTTCTAGCCATTAAAATATTCCTTTAAAATTTTTAAATCCTCTTTTTGCTGCTCCAGCACGTCTTTTTACCATGCCTCCATTTTTAAAAGCAGTTCCTTGTTTTACTTTTTTCTCTAAACTTTTAATGGGCACAAGTTTATTGCCTTCCATTTTATAAAACTTATCACCAATTTGTCGTACTTTTACTGGTCCACCTTTACCTATTTTAGGACTAATGGTTTTAACCTTTGGTTTAGATTTAAATTGTTTTTTTGCACCTTCCTCCATAGCCTCTGCCATTCCACCAGTGTTTTTGGTATCTATTTTTACATTATAACTTGGTTTTCTATCTTTAAAATATTTATTTACTGCATCTTTACCAAATTTAGCATACGCCATTAATAATGCTTTGGGTCCAGACTTGCCTCCAGAGAAGAATTTAGCAATGTCATTTATTATACCAAGTTTTGACATTAGAATACTCCCTTAAATTTTGTGCCTTGTATAGCAGCTCCACTACCACGAGATTTTTTTGACTTAGGTTTTTTCTTTTTAGCGAGTCCTCCATCCTTAAAATTACCCTCTATATCATCAAGGCTCATTTTACCTTTCATGGTGCCACTTCCTTTTGTTCCTGAACCAAATATATTAGATGGTATACTCCCTTGACTTTCCTCTAGTATTTCCTCTACCTTGCTCTTTTGTTTTGGTTTGCTAATAATTTTACCGCCAGCTTCTAGTAATCTCTCTGCTTCTTTAAGACCTTTAACAATAAATTTTTTACCTTTTAATAAAATTGTTACCATTAGAATACCCCTTTAAACTTAGTTCCTCTTACTGCAGCACCTGTGCCTCTTGACTTTGGTTTTCTTTTGACAACTCTTTTCTTGACTGCACCGCCTTTGTTATACTTCTTCGCTAAAGCAGGACTCATGTTTTCTTGCACAGATTCTGGTAGTTTAGAAAAACCTTTAAACTTATTTGGGACCATGCCGCCTGTATTCATTTTAAGACCTTTAAGACCCATGCCTTTCTTACGGGCTTCCATCATTCCGCCATCGGCTTTGCCTTGCATATAGTCGCCAGCACCTTTAATTATATCTTTAGTTGCTGTAATAGGACCAGTTAAAGCTCCAAAAAATAAATTTTTTAAAGATAGGTCTTGGTCTAATAATTGATTTATAGATTCTTTACCAAGACCATATGTGGCACCGTACTTATATAACTTTGCTAATTTATTAAGCAGACCTAGCTTTGTTTTTGGAATATCTTTCCCTTCTAAACCAGCTATTTTTTTTTTAAGTTTTTCTATTTTCTTTTCTTTACTCTCGAACATTATTTTCCTCCTAATGACTTCATGTGCTCCGCCATCTCTCGTGCTCTGTTCGGGGTCTGCTGTGCCCAGCGACTATCGAGCATCTGGACTGAAGCCTCTTCGTAATTTGGTGGGCTAGCCTTGAGAGCCTCCCACATCATTTTAAATTTAGAGACACCATTCCCGCCTAGCTGGAACACCATCTCCGTGATTATATCTTGTGCTTCTTCGCTTACTTCTGTCTTCTCACACATATACGTTGCCGTATCCACTGCGTGCTGTAAATCTTTTTTAAGTATTTCCTCAAGGTATTCCTTATCGTACACCTTGCCGTCTTCCCAGTGGTCTTCCACGCAGAGGTGCCCATAGCCCACGGTTCTCTTGCCTAGCGTATCTAGGTACACCTGGTCACGGAAACCCTCGTGTCTCTTCACTGATTCAATTAATGATTCTCTCATTGCCAATAACTTCCTCTCGGTCCTGTCGGTTCTTCGT